AACGAATCCTCCTTAGTTTCTATGTGCAAATATTTCAACTACTTGAACATCTTTGCACTGTTTGTCATAATCTCCATTTTCAATGTGTTTCATCTCGTGATGATACGCTTTCATAAGCTGCTCCAGGGAGTGCCTAGAGTTTAATACAATAGTGTATGTATCATCATTACAATGCATAGTGTATGCCTTAATTGTCACAGGCATATCAGCGTATACAATATTAGTATCCAATTTCTTTTCACCCTCTTACTGTTAATCGTTGTTGTTAGACATTCGGTCAATCATCTCCTTTACAAACTGAATATCTTCTTTTTTAACCTTGCGAGAAGCGTCAAAGAGAACTTTGTATTCAGGATTCTCATACATAAACTGAGCCATATCTCTGGCATCATCATCAAGGTAGTACACGTCATTGTCACTACTTGTATCTGTAGAAAGCTTTTTTGTTGCTAAATCATTCATATCTATATTGAATATCTCTGATAATTTTTTTAATGCCTTAAGAGGTGGCTCTGATACACCAGATTCCCACTTCTGTATAGTTGTAAATGATTTATATCCCAGTTTATTTGCTATATCGTCTTGAGAATATCCTTTTTTTGTTCTTAAGAAACGTATGTTTTCACCAAGGCACATAACATGTCACCTCCTTGTTAATTTATATGAGCATATTATAATAAATTTGAAATAAATTCAAGTGTATTTGAATAAAAAGAGAAAAAACTTGAAAATAATTCAAAAACAGTATTGACACTTGAAAATAAATCAAGTAATATATGCTTGAAAATAATTCAAGTGGAAATGAGGTGATTTAAAATTGAATTCAATAGAAATGCAGTTTTCCGTTAAAGAATTAAGGGCAAGGAAAGATGAAACCCAAGAACAGGTTGCAAATGCAATAGGCATTTCTCCTCAGACCTATTGTTCATGGGAAAAAGATATATCTAATGTTGCGGTTAGTAAAGTTAGAGCCCTTGCAGAGCATTTCGGAGTAACACTTAACCAGATAAAGCTTTAATTTTTTTACCCTGTAACTTGAAAATAAATCAAGCAATTATCTATTCAAGGAGGTGAGAGAGTGAATTATACAGCAGTAGCGATAACAGCAATTATCTGCATAACAATATTGGTGTTATGCCATGAACCTAAGAGGAAATAGATTAAGGAAAGGAGCAGGCTTATGAAGATAGCAACAATAAAGAGAGAGCCGGAGGATATGGTGTATACAGTGGAGGAAGTGGCAACAATCATGCGAGCTTCTAAACAGTATGTTTATACACTTATCAACGCAAATCAGATAAGGGTGCTTAAAATCCCTCATACAAGAATAAGAAAGTCAGAGCTTGAAAGATTCTTCAGGGATAATGAGGGAAAGGATTTAACGAATCCGAATGAACCAAAGGATATTGTAATTTAGGAAAGGAAAATAATATGCGACGAGTAGGATTAATAATATCTTACAACAAGAGAATCAATGAGAATCTTAGGAATGGTAACACGGAGCTGGCTGCCAGATGGTATACAAGGCTGAGATTGTTGGAGATATTCAGCTTTGTACCAGAAGGAGCTTACAGACTTCCAACCATATAAAAAAGAGCCGCTTGGACCAGCGGCTCAGTACTTAGAACATTAAATGCTCTGCAAATATAACAATATTATTGTATCAGAAATGTTCAGGTACATCAAGAAAAATTAATAAAATGGTCTTTTTTCTTGGGCTTGTAATGAATATTAACAAGTCTGCAAAAAAGATTATTAAAAGGGGTGTACATGAAAAGAAGAGGTACAAGGTACATTCCCTATGACTATGAAGCGGCAATTGATAAATCTGTAGAAGATATGAATGAGGTCTTCATGGAGTACATGCTGAAGACCAAATACAGGTGCGTCTACACATGTAAGGAGATTCGAGCAGGTAATCAACTCGAAATAGAAATATATCCAGAGTTCACCAGGAAAGAGGACATTCCGGAAGAAGGGAGAATTAGGGATAAAGAAACTCAGAGAAACCTGAACAATAAGAATGCCATTAAATATTGTGGAAGACTCATTATAGAGAATTTCACAAATAATGATATATGGATGACGCTTACATATGCAGAAGGGAATGAGCCAGCATGCTGGGATGAGGCTGTAAAGAATATGACTAATTACATCCGGCGAATTAATTACAGACGCAAGAAGCTGGGCTTGCCTAAAGCCAAGTACATATATGTTACAGAACATGATCCTGACGCAAAGATACGCTGGCATCATCATGTGATTATGGACGGGCTTCTTGACAGAGACGTATGTGAGAAGTTGTGGAAGCTGGGAGACCGTTCCCAGTCAAAGCGACTTGAGGAAGATGCTTATGGTCTTGTAGGAATGGCTAAATACATAACAAAGGACAAGCACCGACAGAAAAATGAGAAGCGGTGGAACTGCTCCACAGGACTTAGACAATTCAGAGTTCGTAAGGTTCGTTCTAAGAGAAAGGGCGGAAATGGGCGGTATGTTCCTGTAAGCAAATATATAGACACATTTGTAAGAGATAAGGCTGCGAGGGAAGCAGAGATACAAGCCTGGCATCCAGAATATTCTCTTCTGGAATCACAGGTTTATTACAACGGAGTTAATGGGATGTTCTATATAACGGCAAGACTCCGGGATTGGAGAAAGAGAGATGCAAAAGGTAGATGTATACATCCAAACGACAGCTAGAGGACCAGCAGTCCGTAAGCATGTCGCATACATGTATGTCTTAAAGATAGTTATTAATGGCAAGGAATTTATCCGTAATGGCAAAGGCGTGATGGAGAATGTAACAGAGAACCAGGCGGCTTTGCAGGCAATAATACATGCACTTATGCGTTTCCACGAAAATTGCGAAATCCGCATAAATACAGAATGTGAGCATGTGTTAAACAGTTGCAGAAATGCATGGCCGCAACAGTGGGAAAAGGACGGTTGGATAAAAAAGACAGGCAAGCCAGTAAAGAACGCAGACCTGTGGCAGCAGTACCTTAATGTAAGCCGAGGGCATGTTATAAGTTGGTCGGATGAGCCGCATGATTTTACAAAGTGGATGGAGTACGAGCTCAAGAAGATGGAGGCGGAATATGAGAAATGCCAGTGAAGAAGAGCGAATAAAGGCGGAGATTGAGAAACAGGAATGGCTAAGGCAGGCAATCCTTAACTATGATGCAGATAGCAGTGCCAATAATACTAATATGCGCGTAAATCATTTGACACAGGTGGCAGGTAGAATTTCCAAACTTAAAAGAGATTTGTACGAACGCCAGCATCCATCGACATATTAAGAATCAGGATGGCTATAATCCGCATAAATACAGAATGGGAGAAGTGTTTTACTCCATAAATGTCTACAAGATACTTATTTATCTAAGTATATATATCACAGTAACTATTAATATGGCAGCAGACCTCCCTGTTATGGGAGGGGAAAGGAGAATATGAGCAGAAGCATAATGCAGGATACAAAAGAATGTTTTCTGTGCCGTATGAGAGCAGAGGAACAGGGGTATTTTGGACCCCTTACATCATATGGTTTAGAAAAACACCATGTTATGCATGGAGTAGCAAACCGAAGGATAGCTGAAAAGTATGGGCTAACCGTATATCTATGTGAAAAAGACCATAGAACAGGAGCGGAAGCTGTACATAATAGCAGAGAAACAGATTTGAAACTTATAAGAGCAGGTCAAAGACGTTTTGAACAGGTATACAGCCGTAGAGAATGGATGGAAGCATTTGGAAAGAATTATTTGTATGAAAATTCTGCGGATAACAATGTGCTTGAACAGGTATTACAGCAGCTTTTTAAAGATAATAAGCATCTAAGAGACAAAATATACACTTCAAGTCTTGAGACAGCGGAAATCTTGGAAATCTTATGCGCTGATGAAGCGGCGTATAAGATTTGTGTACATAACAGGATTTATACAATGGATATAAATCGAGAATTAGGCAGGGTGACAATAACTGCACCACCAGACGAAAAAACAGAATGGAACAGAGAAGATGTTGTGGCAGCAGTTATAGATATTTATAGCAAGACAGAGGAGGATATATGATTGCAGAGATAATAAGCTTTATAGCCGGAGCAGTATTAGCGAGTGTTATTGTCGGATTCTGTAAAGCTGGAAAGGACAACTAATGACACAGGAAACATTATTGCAGATAGGAAAACTTGGACTTGCAATAGAAGATGGCGCAAATATGGTACTGGATATGTACCGCGTCAAGGAAGAGCTTACTGGAGAAGATTTGTTTAAGGGAGAGCCGAGTGAAGACAGAAGCCATTACGCAGGATATACAGAGCTGTACAAGCTCCCAGGCATGAAAGATATAGCAGATGATGCAGCCGAATATATAAAGAATCGTTTGGGAGAGGTAATTGATGAGCATTGTAAGTCTTTAGAAGCCTGTATAACAGCTTTAGGTGACGCGGTAACAGTAAAAGAGGACAAGCCGGACAGAAAGGCGAAGTCTCCCAGTAAAGAAGCGCAATGATGCTTATGGGTTTTATTGTGCACAATGCGGTAAATATGTATCCGCAATAACAATAAATAAGGATACATGGGGGTACAAGAGACGCGGTAAATACTACTGCTCATATAAATGCATGAGGGCAGCAGAGAAATAAGAATATCAGAAAGGAGCCTGGAACTCTGGCCAGAGTGATTCGTACGATGTTCCTTTCAGAAATGACATACCAGGAGTTTTTAGAAAGCAAGATAGAACTTGCACAGGATAGCGGATTTGAAGTAAATCCGGCAGATATTAACAAAGCATTAAAGCCACACCAGGGGGATGCTGTCATATGGGCGCTTAAAGGTGGAAGAAGAGCTTTGTTTGAAAGTTTTGGCTTAGGTAAGACCATACAGGAGATAGAATTCTGTAAACAGGTAATAGATCACGAGGGCGGAAGAGCTTTGATTGTTCTTCCACTTGGAGTAAAACAGGAATTTACACAGGACGCTGTGAATGTTCTTGGATATGATGCACCTGTTTATTGCAGAAGCATGGAAGAAGTAGAATCCTGTGACAGCAGTATTGTGCTTACCAACTATGAAAGAGTAAGAGACGGTGATATAAGACCAGATTATTTTGTTGCAACATCGCTGGATGAAGCAAGTGTTTTAAGGTCTTTTGGAAGCAAGACATACCAGACATTTCTTGATAAGTTCAAGAATGTTCCTTACAAGCTGGTAGCCACAGCAACGCCAAGTCCAAACAAATACAAAGAGCTTATACATTATGCCGGATATCTTGAGATAATGGATACAGGGCAGGCACTTACAAGATTCTTTCAGAGAGACAGCACTAAGGCAAACAATCTTACATTGTACCCGAATATGGAAGATGAATTCTGGCTGTGGGTTTCATCATGGGCGTTGTTCATAACGAAACCTTCAGATGTAAATCCAGAATATTCTGATGATGGCTATGTGTTGCCTCCACTTGATGTAAGGTGGCATGAGATACCAATACATTACGGAGATACATCTGATAAAACAGGACAAATGCAGTTATTTACAGAAGCGGCAGCAGGCTTGAAGGAAGCTGCAGAAGTAAAAAGAAACAGCATTGACCAGCGTGTTGAAAAGATGAAAGAGATTGTAGAGAGTTCGCATGAGGAGCATTTTCTTTTGTGGCATGACTTAGAGTCTGAAAGAAAAGCAATTCTTAAGGCAGTACCGGAAGTTGTAGATATATACGGCTCACAGGATTATGACCTGAGGGAAAAGCGCGTTATTGATTTTGCACAGGGAAGAATAAAGCTGTTTGCAACAAAGAAATCAATATCAGGTTCGGGCTGTAATTTTCAGCGTTACTGCCACAGGGAGATATTTTTAGGCATTGATTATGAGTTTAACGATTTTATTCAGGCAGTACATAGATGTTACAGGTTCTTACAGACAGATACAGTTGTTATAGACATTATATACATGGAGAACGAAAGACAGATAAAAGAAGCACTGCTAGAGAAATGGAAGAATCATAATCACATGGTTAAGAAAATGACGGATATTGTAAAGAAATATGGTTTAAGTCCGGCATCTAAAATAAAGCGGTTAGAGAGAAAGATGGGAGTTGAGACAGTGAAAGTACAGGGAAAGCATTATACAGCGGTAAATGATGATTGTGTTGAAGAGTGCAGAAGGATTGAGAGTAATTCTGTAGGACTTATACACACATCCATTCCATTCGGAAACCATTATGAGTATAGCGCCAATTATAACGACTTCGGACATAACGAGAATACAGAAAGGTTCTTTGAGCAGATGGATTTCCTTACACCGGAGCTTTTAAGGATTCTTGAACCTGGCAGGGTAGCAGCCATTCATGTAAAAGACAGGGTATTATTTGGAAATGCTACAGGAACTGGAATGCCTACAATAGAGCCGTTTCATGCACGGTGTATAGAACACTACATGAAACACGGATTTCAGTATTTTGGCATGATAACAGTTGTCACAGATGTGGTCAGGGAGAATAACCAGACATACCGCCTTGGCTGGTCTGAACAGTGTAAAGATGGTTCAAAGATGGGTGTAGGCTGTCCGGAATATATACTTCTGTTCAGAAAGCTTCCAACAGATAAGTCAAATGCATATGCGGATGATCCTGTAAAGAAAACTAAGGAAGATTATACAAGGGCACAATGGCAGATAGATGCTCACGGATACTGGAGAAGTTCAGGCAACAGGCTTATAAGCAAAGATGAGCTTAAGGAATTAAGCGTTGATGATTTACAGAGAGTGTACAGGGAATACAGCCGTTCCAATGTATACAGCTATGAAGAACATGTGAAGCTTGCGGAAGAGTTAGATAAAAATGATAAGCTCCCAGCCACATTTATGGTTGTCGCTCCCGGTTCATGGAATAATCTTGACGTATGGGATGATATAAACAGAATGAGAACACTTAATACAACACAGAGCAGACGCAGGCAGCAGATGCATGTATGCCCACTACAGCTTGATATTGTTGAAAGAATCATTAACAGATACAGCAATGAAGGTGATATGGTTCTTGACCCGTTTGGAGGCTTAATGACAGTTCCAATGACGGCAGTAAAGATGAAAAGATACGGCTATGGAATAGAACTGAGCTGTGACTATTTCAGAGATGGTGTTGGATATCTTCAGGAAGCAGAGAATGAGATAGAAACACCTACGCTGTTTGACTTTATGGAGGCTTAATATGATAAACGGGGAATTAATAGTTGATAATTTCGCTGGTGGGGGCGGTGCCTCCACCGGAATAGAAGAAGCTACCGGTTTTAGTGTGGATATAGCAATTAACCATGATCCTAAGGCTATTGCAATGCATAAAGCAAACCATCCGAATACAAAGCATTATTGTGAAGATGTATGGCAAGTAGACCCAGTGCAGGCATGTAATGGGCATCCTGTGGGGCTTGCCTGGTTCTCTCCGGACTGTAAACATTTCAGCAAGGCAAAAGGCGGTAAGCCAAAGGATAAGAATATAAGAGGTCTTGCATGGGTAGCGTGCCGGTGGGCTGGACTGGTAAGACCTAGAGTAATCATGTTGGAGAATGTGGAAGAATTTAAAACATGGGGACCATTGAACAGGGGGCATCATCCAATAAAAACAAAGCAGGGCAAGACATTTAATAAATTTGTAAGCCAGCTGCAGGATTTAGGATATGAAGTGCAGTTCAGAGAGCTTGTGGCAGCAGATTACGGTGCACCGACAATGAGAAAGAGATTCTTTATGATTGCAAGGTGTGACAAGAAAACTATTATATGGCCAGAGCCTACACACGCACCGGCAGACAGTGAAGCCGTGAAAAAGGGATTGCTAAAGCCTTATGTTGGAGCATATACGCAGATAGATTTTAGCAGACCATGCCCCAGCATATTTGATACATCTGAACAGATAAAAGAGAAATATGGAATAAAAGCGGTAAGACCATTAGCACCCAAGACAATGGAGAGAATCGCAAGAGGTTTGAAGAAATTTGTTTTGGATAATCCAGAACCTTTTATTGTTCAATGCAATCATGGTGGAGACAGAAGACCGCTGGATACTAAAGAACCATTGCCAACAATTACAGGTAAACATGGATATGGGATTGTTGAACCAACGCTTACACCGATTATCGATAAGGCATATGGTGGTAATTATCAAGGAAGTGGTAGCAGAGTCGATGAACCAATAGCCACAATCACTACAGTAGATCATAACAGGCTGGTGGTGCCAACGCTAATCCAGTACCATTCCGAGACGGCACAAGGAGAAGTAAGAGGGCAGACTATTAGAAATCCAATCATGACTGTGGATGGTTCAAACCGGTACGGACTGGTTACATCATTTTTGAGCAAATTTTATAAAAGCGGCACAGGACAGGATTTAAGAGAACCATTACATACCATAACCACATCACCAGGGCATTTTGGAGAAGTCAGAGCGTTTTTAATTAAATATTACGGGGATGCAACAGGGCAGGATATAGAGCAACCGCTTGATACAGTTACAACAAAGGATAGATTTGGTTTGGTAACGATAGAAGGTGTGGATTATCAAATTGTAGATATTGGTTTGCGAATGTTGGAACCTAGAGAACTGTATGGATGCCAGGGATTTCCGGCAGATTACATAATTGACCGCGATTATACAGGCAAGACATATCCAAGAGCGGAGCAGGTTAAGAGATGTGGCAATTCTGTTAGTCCAATGGTACCAAATGCACTGGTAAGGGCTAACCTTAAAGAATTATGTATAGCGCAGAGAATGCCTAACTGCAGTATAAACGAGGAAAAGACAGGGCAATTAAGATTTGCCTAATAAAATAATAAGGAGAATGATTATGATTAAAAGTAATAAAGGAAGAGTTGAATTAGAAGGAACACCAATAGTACTTGTTGGAGAATTAGGAACAGCAATACAGGCTGTATATCAGGCATTGCTTAATGCAGGTATTGATAAAACATTCGCTGAAAAAAATATTAGGAAAACATGTGAACTGGCACTTATGACAGACGAAGAACAGGAAGAGGTATTAAAAGACCTTGAAAAAAAATAGATGAAAAGTTAGACAAAATGGCTAATGCAATATTAAAGGGACTTTTTGAGGGAGGTAGTAATGATGGTGAATAGAGATTGTGTAATGGCTAATCTTGAGCAGCGAGATTGTAAAGGACTTAAAGAACTGTATTGTGCCAAGGAGGATAAGCCTTGCCCATTCTATAAGCCAGCGGATAAATACAACAGAGATGGCAGCAGAAGGAAGGGAAGCAGATGAAAAGACTCACAAGTGATAAGAACATATCTGATATGTCTATGTTGGAACTGGCGTATAACAGTAGTTATATAAACCATGAAAATGATGCAAGATTTAGAAATTATGATTTAGATATAGATAGCAGGCAGCTTGTAAGAGAACTCGCTAAAGATATGTGCAATGAAGATTTTTCCAACTTATCAGATGAAGAATTTGATGAATATATGGCTTCTATGCTTTCGGTAGAAATAGATAGCACAATAGGATTATTAGCTGTGTTCTATCGCAACCTATGGGCTATGGCTGATTTAAGAGAAAGGCTAAAGGAATACGAGGATTCTGAGGAACAGGGCAGACTTATCAAGTTGCCTTGCAAGGTGGGAGATACGGTATGGGATAATGACTATGGCAGGCCTTATGCATATACAATAACAGCTTTTTCATTTGGTGAATGCGAAGGATACATTTATGAACCTGTTACAACAAAAGAAGTCATATTCTATTATGCGAACTCGAGCGGAAGTATCACAGGAAGTTTTGCAGAAAGTGAAATCGGCAAGTCGGTATTTTTGAGCAAAGCCGAAGCAGAAGCAAAACTGAAAGAATTGAGAGGTAATAATGAATAAAAGAAAATCAATATCTAAAAGCACAAGAACATCTGTATATCTTATGTATAACGGACATTGTGCCTACTGCGGTACTGAAATCGCTTACAAAGATATGCAAGTAGATCACGCGAAGCCTCTTAGAATCGGTGGAATAGACGACATTTCAAATTATATGCCAGCTTGCAGGAGCTGTAATCATTATAAAGCAACTCTTGATATAGAACAATTTAGAAAATATTTGTCTGAAATACATAAAAGACTTATGCGCGACAGCGTGCCTTATCAAGTTGCAGAGCGCTTTGGCATAGTAAAGCATATGTCGGATAATGTGAAGTTTTATTTTGAAAAATCTGAAATGAAGATTGAGAGGTGCGAGGGTGAGCAGAAGACGACATAAACATTTATGTGAATATATCTGTTGTGAACAGTGTTCTAACAGCGTGGCAGCAGACGGAACATATACATGCAATAGAAAGACGATAATAGAGAATTATATGCCAACAGAAGAATACTTCTGGTGCGATGGAGAGATGTTTATTAGGAGGGAGTATGAAAAATGAAATTAATAATAGAAATGCCAGAGGAATTTGAAATACATTTTATGCGGGATAAATTTGAAGATTTCTTTATAAGAATCATTGGGGATATGAGTAGAAATGTTCCTAGTTTATGTGGAGTTGACGAGAAGGAGATTGCTGAAATGTTTAAAACAGCATTTTTAAATAGTAAAGTAGTCAATAATGATGTCAATGAAGCTGCAGATTATCTTGAAAAAGGAAAGGAAAGAAATAAGGCTATAGAAGATTCGAAAAGGGCTGTGGCAAAGGCAATATGTATAGGGTGCGGATATCTCAAAGAGACAGAATGTACATATACTGGCAAGAATTGTGGAACTAGCAAACCAATGTTAGAAGTAGCCATGAAAGCATTAGATAAATTAAAGGCAGGTGATTCATAATGCTAATATTGCCAATCAAGAAAAGGTGGTTTGACATGATTCTTTCTGGAGAAAAGAAAGAAGAGTATCGAGATATAAAAGAATACTATGAGACAAGATTTCAGAATTTGTTCGGAGCCATAACCATACATCCATTATATCCACCAGACAATTTCTTAGATAGAAGCGAATTTGAGTTATTGCAAGGAGAGGCAGTACCAGAGGAGATAAGGAAAGACAGCATTCAGGAGATTATTTTCCGTAATGGATATAGCAAGGATTCTAAAGCAATAAAAGCCAGCTGCAGATTAAGGATTGGAAAAGGGAGACCAGAGTGGGGAGCTGAACCAGATAAGCAGTATTATATTTTGGAAATCTTGGATAAGGAAAAACTGGCAGCAGATGAGAAGAGGGTAGGCGATGAACAACTTGAAAAATAACAATATTAAAGACCTCCTTAAGCAGTACAGTGATTTGATTAAGGAGAAACAGGAAATACAGGCCGCGATTGATAAGATACAAAGAGAACTTGATAAAATGGAAGCTGAAGGGTATACGGAAAAGGACAGCGTTACCGGTGGAGATGGAGGTAAGCAGCATTTTGTTGTAGAAGGCTTCCCTTATCCGGCATATTCACGGAAGAGAACACTTCTTTTAGTGCGACAGCGGCAGCAGATAGACATTAAAGAGAAGATAGATACGCAGATAAACCTCATAGAACAATGTATTAATCAAATTGACAATAGCAGAATGCGGAGGCTTATAACATTAAGATACATAGAAGGTTTATCTTGGGTGCAGGTAGCAAGAAAGATGGGAAAACACCACACAGCAGATAGTTGTAGAATGGCAGTAGAAAGATTCTTATCAAAAATTTAAAGTTTGTTCGCTCTGTTCGTTTTGTCTGTGTTAATATCTAAACTGGACATGATGGACAGCATGATTTCTCCATTATTAAATATTAATACCCCCGGTAAGACACTGGCTTAAGGCTGGTGTCTTTTTTGTATGCCAAGAAAGGAGCTGATTGTGTGAGATTAACAGATAAACAACGGAAATTCTGTGATGAATACCTTATAGACCTTAATGCCACACAAGCGGCTATTAGGGCGGGGTACACAGAAAAGTATGCAAATACAAATGCATCAAAATTACTACAAAATACTACAATTTCACAGTACATAGGAGAAAGACAAAAAGAACTATCACGCAAGACAGAGATCACTCAGGAGCGAGTAATCAGGGAACTTGCACTGATAGCTTTTTCTAATACAGCAGATTATGCACATGTAGTCGAGAAGAAGATGAAAGCAGAAGTAGGTGGCATACTTGTAGATATACTGAATGAGGACGGCAAACCTGCTACATACAGGACTGTAGAGCCAGTATTGACAGAAGAACTTACAGAAGAACAAAAGCGTGCATTAGCTGTTATTAAGAAAGGGCGAGATGGATTAGAGGTCAAGCCATGTGACAAGGTAAGGGCGCTGGAGCTTCTTGGCAAGCATCTTGGTATGTTTACAGACAAGATAGAAGCTAATATTAATGATTCTGTAAAAAACGAGCTTGCAGAGCTTCTTGCTCAGCGTAAAGCAAGGGGTGAGCCTGATGCTTCTAAGTGATAAGTATTGGGATTACATAGATACACCGGCAAGAGCAGAATTCCTTGAAGGTTCTACTGCATCAGGTAAGACAACAACGGTTGCTGTGAAGTTTATCATGAATGTAGCAGAATCAGATATGAAGCTGCATGTTATAGCCGGTAATACAACAGGTGTTATTGAAAAGAATATAATCAATGCAGATATGGGATTACTTCAGATATTCCCTAATTTGGAATACTGTGGAAACGGTGATAAAGAGAATAAACTTCCACATATTAAATTCAAAACTGGCAGCAGTACAAAGATAATATATATTCTTGGTTACGATAATGCCAGCAAGTGGAAGAATGCCTTGGGTTCACAGTTTGGATGTGTGTGGGTAGATGAGTGCAATACAGCTAACATAGACTTCATACGAGAGATATTCGGACGTTCTGAATACTTTGTAGGTACACTTAATCCGGATGCGCCTACGCTGCCAATATATTCAGAGTACATCAATCACGCAAGACCGATTGATAAGTACAAGGCAGATGTGCCGGAAGAGATATGGAAGGACCTTAATGGCTGTGAGCCTATTAAAGGCTGGGTATACTGGTTCTTCACATTTGAAGATAACGTATCTATGACACCTGAGAAGATAGAACAGAAGAAAATGAGCTATCCTCCCGGTACCAAGATATATAAAAACAAGATATTGGGATTAAGAGGCAAGGCTACAGGTCTTGTCTTTTCTAATTTCTGCAAGAGACATGTTATTACAAAGGAACAGGCTAAGGCATTTATTAAGCGAGAATATGACGACAAGCAGACAGAATGGTTTGTAATATATACAAGCGGTCTTGATACGGCATATTCAACCAAGAGTCCTGATACTATTGCTATGTCCTTTATGGGAATAACCAACAAAGGCAAGTTGATAGTACTGGATGAAAAGGTATATAACAATGCGGCTCTTGATATACCAATAGCTCCAAGTGATACAGTAAGGAATTACATAGACTTCCTGGAGCGTAACAGAAAAGAATGGGGTGGCATGGCAAAGAACACCTTTATTGATAACGCTGATCAGGCAACAATAACAGAATTTGCCAAGTATAAGAGAGAACATCGCGAATGCCTGTATATATTCAATAATGCGTACAAGAAAGTAACAATAATAGACAGAATAAACCTGCAGCTTGGCTGGATGTCCTTTAACGACGAAAAGGGCAAAGAGCCAAGTTATTATGTTGTAGATACATGCACGAACTACACAGGGGAACTGCAGGTATACAGTTGGCTGGAAGATAAAGACTGTGAGCCGGAAGATGGAAATGACCACATGGTAAACAGTACGCAATATGGCTGGATACCATACAGGGACAAAGTTGGAGTAGAGAACAGATAGGAGAGTGAGAGAGGTGAGCATATTTAATACTATGGCTGATAAGATAAGAGATGGAATAAGGACATGGTTGCGTGTGCAGCCGGCACAGAGAGGAATAATTAATATACAGGAAATCTTCGACTTTGAAGGTAACGCCATTAAGAATCAGATATGGTACAGAGGTGTAAGTGAAGAGCTGTCACAGCTGTATGATCAGGTTGATGGGGACAAGACAAGATTCTGGGCTGCAAAATGCTCTCCTGGATTAGCGATAAGAAAGATACATGTAGGATTACCTGCAATGATGGTTGATATGCTTGCAAGTATTGTTGTTGCAGATATGAACGAGGTAGATGTTGGCAGTAGGCAGTCAGACTGGGATAAGATAGCGGAAGAAAATGACTTTACAGAGCTTATAAAGCAAGCAATATCAGATACACTTATTGTTGGAGATGGAGCATTTAAGCTATCCATAGACACGAATCTCAGTCAGTATCCAATCATAGAGTTTTATCCTGGCGACAGGGTAGAGATAATAAGAGAACGCGGCAGAGTGAAAGAGGTTGTGTTTAAGACAGTATATACAGTTAAGAATCAAGAGTACATTCTGCTTGAAACATATGGCAAAGGCTATATAACATATATGCTCACAAGAGATAATAAAGAATGTGATATCAGCACTGTGCCGGAGCTTGCAGGTTTAAGACCTGTAACATGGGAAGATAAAAGTTTTATGATGGCCATACCGCTCATGTTCTATAAATCAGCGAAATTTAAAGGCAGAGGCAAGAGCATATATGACAGCAAGATAGATGAATTTGACGCGCTGGATGAAGCATGGAGCCAGTGGATGGACGCTTTAAGACATAACCGCACAAAGGAATATATACCAGAGAATTTACTTCCTAGAAATCCTAGTAATGGAGAGGTTATGCTGCCAAATTCATTTGACAACGCTTATATACAGTATTCGTCTCCTATGGCAGAAGGTGCAAGTTATAAGATAGAGAGGGAACAAAGTGAAATACCACATGAAGGATACCTTGCTACATATATTACGGCTTTGGACCTTTGTTTGCAGGGAATCATGAGCCCATCTACATTAGGTATAGATGTAAAGAAACTTGATAATGCAGAGGCTACAAGAGAAAAAGAAAAGGCTACATTGTACACAAGAAACAATATTGTAAATCAGCTCCAGAAGGTTCTTCCAAAGCTTGTAAAAATGACATTGCAGGCGATAGATACACTTAATAATGCAACAACACAGGAAATTGATGTTGATGTAACATTCGGTGAATACGCGAACCCTAGCTTTGAGAGCCAAGTTGAGACAGTAAGCAAAGCTAAGCAGGGTGGCATCATGAGTGTGGAAGCGTCCGTTGATGAGCTGTATGGAGACACTAAGGATGATGACTGGAAACAGGAAGAGGTTGCAAGGCTTAAGGCTGAACAGGGAATATCAGATATGGAAGAGCCGGCACTTAATACGGAATTAGATGGATTTGAAGTGGAAAGCTTTTAGAGGTAGCCTATGTTAAATACAGACTATGATATAGAGAAAGCCTTTAAAGCCATAGAAGATGAGCTGATTGCTTCTATGATGCGCAATCTTGCGAGCCACAGAGCAGAAGAGACAGATATGGGGTTTAACTGGTCACAGTGGCAGGTAGAACAGCTTAAGGCTCTGGAAAAGTATAAGGCACAGAATAAAAAGAAGTTCACGAAGTCGTTCAGTAACATAAATGATTCTATTGACGCAATGATATTTGCAGCCAGACAGGAAGGCGGTACAGAACAGGAACAGAAGATATTAAGGGCCTTAAAGAAGGGCTTGAAAGCATCTAAGGTGTCACAGGGCGCTGAAGGTGCTTTTTTTAAGCTTAATACAAGAAAACTGGAAGCTCTGATAAAAGCCACAAAGAATGATTTTGGTACAGCAGAGAAGGCAATGCTCAGGATGTCCGAAGACAAATACAGACAGATAATATTTAATGCACAGGTATATGCAAATACAGGCGCAGGAACATATGAGAAGGCTGTAGATATGGCTACAAAGGATTTTCTTAAGGCAGGCATTAACTGCATAGAATATGCGAATGGTGCAAGGCATACAGCGAAGGATTATGCTAAGATGGCAATTCAGACAGCCAGCAAGCGTGCCTATTTGACCGGAGAGGGCGAAATGAGACAATCATGGGGAATTAGTACAGTTATTATGAATAAGCGTGCTAATGCCTGTCCTAAGTGCCTTCCGTTTGTCGGAAAGATTCTTATAGATGATGTGTGGAGTGGAGGTAAGGCATCAGATGGTCCTTATCCGCTTATGTCATCTGCTATGGCAGCAGGGCTTTATCATCCAAACTGTAAAGATATACATACAACATACTTCCCAGAGCTTGACGAAGAGCCGGATAGCAAGTTTACCAAGAAAGAACTGGAAAAGGTCAAAGAAGATTACAGACAGGACCAGAAACAGCAATATGCTGGCAGAATGGTTGAACAGTTTGACAGGTTGGCTAAGTACTCATTAGATAAGGACAACTGTAAGATGTATGCGGCTAGAAAGGAACAGTGGGAAAATGAAGTATTAAAACAGAAAAATAGAGGCAAAAAGGTTATAATAACGGAGCAGGCAATAGATAAAGTAAATGAAATTAATCCTAAGGGCTTTACTTCTGATAATAATAAATTTATAAAAGAGGTACAAAAGGACTTACTTAAAGTTGCGAGAGATGAAAATAACAGTAATGAAGTCGCATGTGTAGTAGATTTAATCACAAATAAAAAAACTAAATTTATAAAAGGTGGAAGGCATGAGGTAGATGTATATTCTGATTCAGATATGTTTCATTTATTGCATTCGGCAAAAGATAAGTCTTTGGTATTATGTCACAACCATCCTGGATTAACAGATTTTTCAGCAAATGATATTGGAGTATTTATGAGACACGACACAATAAAAACTATGACCATTGTGACAAATCAAGGAGATGTACGATATATTTCAAAAGGCGAATATTTTGATTATAATGGAGCGGTTGAATTGATGAGAGAGTGTCAGGAAAAATATAGTGATAATATTAATAAGTGTATTGATTTGTTTTTAAAAAAATGCTATTCTGTTGGCATACAGAGAGGGTAATATTGAGGCAGGAGGTGTTTCAATGGATGGTATATTAGATGGAAAACCGGGAATGACAATTGATGAATTGATTGCATTATTGGAAAAAGGACCAATAAAGGCAGAAAGCAATAATGAAGATAAAGCAGAAATAAAAGAAAACAAGTAACAGCCACCAGTCGAAAGATTGGTGGTATTTTTATACCCAATTTTAAGAAAGAGAGGACTTAAAAATGAAAGATTATATTGGAGTAAAAGTGGTTACAGCAGAGCCAATGAGTAGGGGCGAATACAATGAATACAGAGGATGGAAGATACCAAGTGACGAGAATCCAGAAGATGAAGGCTATCATATAAGATATCCTGATGGATATGAGAGTTGGTGCCCTAAGAAACAATTTGAGGAAGCATACAGAAGATATGATGGAACGAAGTTGCCGTCAACAGCTATTTTAATGAATAGCGGGGATTACAAAGATAGATTCAAAGCAGAGTATAAGCAGCTTGTTATAAGATATAAAGGACTTAAATGTATGCTTGAGGAATGGGATAATGGTGGCACATTAGAATTTGAACCAACATGTCCTAGAAGCACATATAATATGCAGATAGATGCAATGGTAAATTATCTGGCTGTTCTTGAATCAAGAGCAGTAATGGAAGGAATAGAACTTTAGAAATTAGAGTAAGTTGCACCAGTGCAACACAATTTAATATTAGTTATTAAGCACACATGGCAAATAAGCTGTGTGTGCCTATTTTTTTTATGCCCAAAACTTAATGGCACTAAACTTTAGGAAAAATGCCGACGGGCGGTAAACGGAAAGGAGACAGGTATGAGAAAAATATTACCTATTAATCTACAGCTCTTCGCAGATGGCGGAGATGGTAACGGCGACCAGAACGCTGGAGGAGACAATGGACAGGCAGGACAGCAGAGTGGTCAGAATAATCAGCAGACAGCTGGTGTTGATTATGACAAGATACAGGCAATGCTGGATAATGCAACTGCCAAGAAAGAGAATGCTGTGCTTAAAAGCTATTTCCAGCAGCAGGGATTATCAGAAGATGAGATAAGTCAGGCTATTGCAACATTTAAGCAGAATAAGCAGCAGCAGACAGAACAGCAGCAGAACGCTAATGCTAATCTTCAGAATGAAGTGGCAGCAGCACAGAAGGTTGCTGAACAGGCTCAGGTCGAGCTTGCAGCTACAAAGGTAGCAATGACACTTGGGATAGATTCCAAGACACTTCCATATGTTCTTAAGATGGCTGATTTCAGTAAGGCTAAGGGCACAGATGGAAAGATATCAGATGACAACATCAAGGCTGCACTTGAACAGGTACTTAAGGATGTACCAGCGCTTAAGCCGGCTGCTGAGAACAACACAGGTTTTCAGATAGGTGCAGGGCAGCAGACAGGTGGCCAGTCATCTGCAGGTAACAATGTAAATGTTCCTACAAAGAGATGGAACAGATTCAACAATTAAGAAAGGTTAAATAAGGTGTAATATGCCAAATTTAAATTATGCAGAGCAGTGGAGTTCGGAACTTTTAGAGATTCTGATACAGGGTACACTTACATCACCATTCGTGACAACTAAGGTCAGATGGTTAGATGCTAGGACATTTCACTTTACACAGACGAGTGTAAGCGGTTATAAGAATCATAAGAGAAGCGGTGGTTGGAATAAAGGCGCGTACAACCAGAAAGATATTCCTTACACAGTAACACATGACAGGGATGTACAGTTTTTAGTAGATATAGCAGATGTTGATGAGACAAATCAGACAGCTTCTATTCAGAATATTTCTCGTATTTTTGAGCAGACACAGGGTGTTCCTGAGACAGACGCATTATTCTTCTCTAAGGTTGCTCAGGCTGCACAGAATACGGCGTTATATCATTCGGAAACAGCCAGCACAGATTATACATCAGAGAATGTATTTTCTAAGTTAAAGGCTATCCTTGCAAAGGGAAAACTAAGAAGATATAAGGCAAATGGCAGTCTTATTATGTATGTATCTTCAGATATAATGGATAAGCTGGAATTGTCTAAGGAGTTTACTCGTAAGATTGAGATGACACAGATTGCCGAAGGTGGTCTTGGTATTGAGACAAGGGTAACAGACATTGATGGTGTAACTCTTATGGAAGTTGTAGATGATGAGAGATTTTATGACAGATTCAACTGGGATATTGAAGAGGGCGGATTTGCTCCACTTAAGTCTAAGTATGCTATAACAGCTGATACAGATGTGGCAGAAGGAAAGATATACTACACTAAGAGCGACAGCACTTATACAGTAGTGGCAAAGCCTACAAAGGCTAATATAGCCACATATTATGAGAAGACTGTTCAGGGTTCACGCAAGATTAATGTACTTGTAGCATGTGGCCAGACATGTAAGACAGTACCTAAGATTTCATCTATTTATTACTTTGCACCAGGAACACATACAGAAGGTGACGGATACCTTTACCAGAACCGCCAGTTAAGTGATACATTTGTATTCCCTAATGGAAAGGACGGTAATATTGATTCTGTATTCGTTGATGTAGATCCTGCTGAAGAAATAGAAGAGTAAGCCTATGGTATATGCAGATACAGAATACTATCTGATAGAACACGATACCATACCGGAGGCAGAGGTTATTAAAAGGTTAAAGCAGGCGAGCCGGCATATCGACTCGCTGACTTTTAATCGTATAGTAGGAAGGTTTGACAAGCTGACAGAGTTCCAGAAGGGCATAATCAGAGATGTATGCTGTGAGATAGCAGATTTTGAGTATGAGAATGAGGACATGATTAATTGTGTCTTACAGAACTATTCTTTAAATGGAGTATCTATGCAGTTTGGCAGCAGTTGGAATGTCCTTGTACAGAATGGAATTGCTGTAAAACGAGATACATACCAGATACTTTGTCAGACCGGTTTGTGCTGCTTAAGTCTGGGGGTGTGAGTATGAAGTACCCATGTTTAATACTAAAGAGCATGTGTAAGACAGAAATACACCTTGAGATAGAACAAGAAGGCAGGAATGTCTATGGAGAACCTCTTGAACCCATTATTTGGGATGGCTTATGTAACTATCAGGACAGCGGTAAGACAGAATTAACAGTAGAAAAGGTGCTTATAAAGCTTGAAGGATGTGCTTTGATACCAGGAGATATTGCACCGGATCTTCCTGTTATTACTAAAGGTGATATAACGGTGTTCGGTGTAACAAGGCATATATACAAGGGTACGAAGTGCCGTAATCCGGATGGTACGGTTAATTATGTAAGATTGGATGTGATGTAATGGCAAGAAATGTTAAATCAATGGTGAAGCTTAATATGCCTATGGTAAGGAAGCTTACGGCAGCAGCAAAAGTGTCAGTTGCACAGACAGCAGAAGCAATACATACAGATGTCGTTCAGAGCCAGGTTATACCGAGGGATACAGGAGCATTACAAAATGAAAGCACATTTGTTGATTTATCTGATATAGGTCAGGGAAAAGCATATCTTGTGTCTAGTACACCATACGCCAGAAGGCTTTATTATCATCCAGAATACAATTTCCATCAGACGCCGTGGACAGATGAAAGCGGCAAGAAACATGAAGGAAATGCAAATGCTAAAGGCAGATGGCTTGATGACTATATGAAAGGTGGTAAAAAGCAGAATTTTGCACCTAAAGCATTTGGAAAGTTTTATAAAAAGAATGCGGGGTTATGATGTTAGGAATAGGTGATGTAAGAGATTATATAGCAGGTCTTGGTATTGCAGACAATACTAACGTATATTGCGGCAAATTAGACAACAAAAAGAATAAGAGCATAGGTGTTTACAATAATAACAAGCAAAGACCTGTGCAGATGGCGGTAGGCGGCTTAAATAACAGCTCTTATCGTGTTAAGTCTATAAGCATATTGGTTCATTGGAACACGAGTGTAAGAGACACAGAGAAGACCGCAGAACAGCTCTACAATATGCTTAGGGATATGAACCATATTACAATCAATGATACTAAAGTGTTCTTCACTAAAATGCTGGTTGATGAGCCTGTTGATGTAGGGACAGATGATAAAGGTATCTTTGAGAGTGTAATAGAATTAGATATTTATTATGAAAGGTAGGTAGAAGTATGCTAGAGAATACTAAAATTGCTGGATATAATGCGGAAGCAGTAGCAAAAGAAGATGTTAATCCAGTGTACGAAATAAAGTTTGGTGTTTGCACAGCTGGAAGAAAGAAGGCAGATTTACCAGAAACTATAACAACAGTTGTTGTTAAAGATGCAGAAAGCCTTGGTATTTCTATTGATGGAAGCATGGAAGAATGGAAGCCAATGGATCAGGGTGGATGGACTAGACGAATAATGACGGCTAAGTCAATCGGAGTATCTATGGGCGGTAAACGTAATTATGGAGATCCAGGTAATGATTATGTTGCAAGTCTTTTTATGAAAACAGGTCAGGATTGTAATACATGGTTTTCAATCATTTTTCCTAACCTTGATCAGCTTATTATTCCAGCGGTAATCAATGTAACAAGTATGGCAGGTGATTCTACAAGTGCTGAAGCACTTGAGTGGGAAGCACAGTCTGATGGAAGACCAACATATATAGAACATGATGCTTAGAAATAAAAGAAAGGAAACAAGATAATGGCAAAGACAGATTTTAGAGTAATAGATATCTCTATGAAGATTACGAACCAGTTACCTATGATCCGTATTACAGAAGATTTGACTGTTACTGTTAATAACAGAAAGAGCACTATCCTTAATATACAGGCTATGGCACAGGAAGCAGAAAGCAAGGAAAACAAGGATGATATGGCATTTATGATTAAAGGCCTTGAAATGCTTGTTGGAAAAGATGCTTCAGATAAGATTGAGGCATTAGACCTTCCTATTCCTGAATATAAGGAAATGTATAATACAATCATGCAGGTTGCTATGGGAACATACGGCGAGGAGCAGACACCCTCAGCGTAATGAGGTATATTATGATATATGGGATGATTGGGAACTGATAGAAGCCAGTTTCCTGTCCCAGTATGGTATACGTTTGCGTACCGAAGATGATATGTCATGGTCAGAATTTTGTTCTTTATTATCAGGAATAATGCCTGAAACACCGCTTGGAAGAGTTGTAAGTATAAGGGCAGAAAAAGATATTAAAGTTATTAATAGCTTTAATAAGGAGCAAAAGAAGATACATGATGAATGGATTTTGAAGCGTAATAAGAGAATGGTGGGAACACCACAGTATATAGAACATTGGACACGATTACAGAAAGAATTTAAGGCTGCTTACTCAAAAAGGTAGGCAGTCTTTTTATTGTGCCGGAAAGGAGGGAGTATGTCGGATGTAGTAGGACAGATAGCTCTGGAACTTGGCATAGACAGTTCACAGATAGTTAATCAACTCACAGGAGCTTCCAATAAGGCAGCAAAGCAGGCAACATCCATCTTTTCTGGTATGGGAAAGAAAATAGCTGCTGGATTAAGTATAGCAGCTTTTACTAAGTTTACGAAAGACTGCTTAGAAGTTGGTTCTAATATTACAGAAGTACAGAATGTTGTGGATACGGCATTTAAAGGTTTGTCCGGATCAGCTGATGAGTGGGCTTCTAATGCCATGACTAACTTCGGTCTATCTGAATTATCTGCCAAGAAGTACATGGGTGTATTTGGTCAGATGAATGATGCTATGGGTATTACCGGAAAGACTGCACTTGATATGGCTGAAAATGTTACCGGATTAACAGGTGATGTTGCTTCATTTTACAATCTTGGTACAAATGAAGCATATACAAAGCTGAAATCTATTTGGACCGGTGAGACCGAGACACTTAAGGACTTAGGTGTTGTCATGACTCAGACGAATTTAGACCAGTATGCACTTAATAATGGTTTTGGTAAGACTACGGCTAAGATGACAGAGCAGGAAAAAGTAATGCTCCGTTATCAGTATGTTACAAGTGCACTATCCAATGCCACAGGAGACTTTGTTAAGACACAGGATTCCTGGGCGAATCAGACAAGAATATTATCACTCAGATTCGAACAGTTAAAGGCTTCTCTTGGAAAGGGCTTTATAGCATTATTTACACCTATATTACGAGGCTTAAATACTGTGCTTGCAGGCTTGCAGAAGGTTGCAGATGGATTTGCAACATTTACACAGATGCTTACTGGTGCGGATATCTCTTCTTCGGCTTCTGCTATAACAGGACTTGGAGATATAGCGTCAGACACAGCGGATAATGTAAGTGGAATAGGAGATGCAGCATCTTCTACAGCAAAGCAGATAGAGAAATCGCTGGCCGGATTTGACCAGATAGAAAAACTTTCAGAGCCGACGGACAGCAGTAGTTCTAGTGGAGGTGGCACATCTTCAGGTGGAATAAGTGTTGCACCTAGCACACAGGCAGATACCACAAATGCAGCATCTGCAATTGGCGATTTTGCAAATACGGCAAAGAAGGAATTAGATAAACTACGTAAATGGAGTGTATCAACATTTTCTCCATCTATGTCAAAAATATGGGATGGACTTACAAAGAATACAGATACAGCCAAGAAAAATTTAACAAATGCGTTTAATGATATAAAAGCATTAGGACCGCCGTTGTTAAATTATTTTAACGGTCCATTTACAAATTATCTTGTAACATGGGTCGACACTAATGGCAGTATATTAAATGGATTATTTGATAGCTTTAATACAGTCTTTTCGGATGTATGGAATAAAGCAGCATATCCTATACTTGCAAATTTTGTTTCTGTTGGATTACCAATGCTGACGGATTTTGCATCCCAGACGTTATCTTTAAATGGAACAATATTTGATACATTTAAAGCATCTTGGAATTCTTTATGGAGCGAAGGTGTAAGTCCAGCCATTGAATCTATATCAAATGTATGGATTGGCTTGGTTAATACAATGGCAGGGGCATGGAACGAATGGGGAGAGCCGATATTTACTGGAATAAAAACGGCTGTTAAGACTACCGGAGATGTATTCTTAGACATTTGGAATAATATGCTTCAGCCAGTCTGGGAGAATGCTTTAGATGTAATTGATAGAGTATGGAGTGAACATTTACAGCCATTACTTGCTAATTTCCTTGACTTTGTCGGCGAAGTGGTTACATGTGCTACGACAATATATAACAACTTTATTGCGCCTGTAGTGGGATTCTTATCTGAATTATTAGGACCAATATTTATAGCTATATTTGATTCTATAGGGAATAAGGTTGGAGTTGTCGTTGGAACCATAGCTGATTTAATGAACGATACAATTACTGTGTTTAAAGGAGTTATACAGTTTATTAAGGGTGTTTTTTCTGGCGATTGGGAAGGTGCCTGGAATGGTATAGTTACGGCTTTTGATGGCATATTTAGCGGAATTGCTGATATTGCAAAAGGTCCTATTAATATGGTGATTGGCTTAATTAATGGATTACTATCAGGAATGCAGAGGGGAATTAATGCTGTTGTAAAAGGTATAAATAAACTAAGCTTTAAAGTTCCAAACTGGGTACCTGGTATAGGCGGAGAAGACTTTGGATGGCAAAGGAATATGCAGAAATGTGCCAGGAGAAGCTTCCAGATATGATTCCGATGTGGAAAGTACAGAATAAAGACTA